TTTCTTTGATATGTTGCCTTATGATCCCTTTTCGGGGTTGTGTCCCCATACCTTAAGTGCTAGTAATTTACGAGTAGGCTTTTTGTCTTCATCTCTCAAAGGCCCTTTTGCACCTTTCATTCGATTGATGAAATTGACTTGCTTCCCTGCCCATTTCCAATCATTATCAGACCATTTTTCCATGGGGGTATCTAGCATTCGAATGATTGCACGGGCAGAATCTCGACCTGTACTGATTCTGTCACCATCTGCACCTGCCTTACCTGCCTCCTTGCGGGACAGTCCTGCCTCGGCTCCATCATCAGAATCAAGGAATGTCTCAATCTCCTTGCCCGACATATTTACAAGTTTTTGCCATTCTTTATAGAGATCAGACATCTCCTTTTCGGAAGTATCTTCCTTCATTGGAACACAATTGGGAACCTTTTTGCCATTCTTTATCTTCATTCCCAATTGCTGATGTCCTGCCCAACAAGGCTTATCTTCTTCGATTTCTTTTCGCTCGCCAGGGGTGTCATGCTTGTAGGTCTTTACAATCTTATCGGTGCCGATGAGCAACGGATCTCTCTTACTCATAGAAGTCCATTTCAACACAGTGTTGATTTTCTTAGCCTCATCAAGCCATGTCTCAGATGGTTCTACATCTTCTCCATGCATCTTCCATGCAGTCGCATAGAACACTTCCTTCCACCGCTTACCATATTGTTTTCGGAATGATGCCTTGGTTTTTTCATCCTTTGAAAAACTTCGTGCAGCACCCTTGGGCGGACTAACTTCAAGTAAAAAGAATTCGAAGTCTTCGTTGATATCAGTCTTTGGCTGATTTGAACCTAACTCGGAATTACGAATCTCTTTGAGGAATTCAATATAGGTTCGTGCTAGATATGCCCCCTCCTGCATATTGCGGGTCAGGCAGCGTTCTTCATATGCAATGGAAAGACGAATCTTATTGTTGTTTGTTGTATCGCTCTGATCGATCTTCGTAAGGCGTTCAAATGCATCATCCTGTTCGTATCGATTATGTAACTCTTTTAACTGTCCGTTTTTTGTGAGTTTCTCGTAAAGTGTATTATCACCAAGATTAGCACATTCTTCTTTTTTCGTTTGATTCTGTGGGTATATTGCCTCCGCAGGATCAACTAGCATTCCTGTCTTGCTCAGGAATTGCAGACCAAGGAGAACTTTGGTGGACATGTGATTGCGATCACCAATGGAGAATTTGATGTTTGGATATTTCTTTCCATGAAATTCAATGTCCATGAAGATAACAAGTCGCTTCTTCTCCCCAATGCCACTCTTGACAATAATTCGACTGACGATTTTCTTGGTAACCGTTTTACCATTCGACAGTTTGAATGTGACTGTATGATTTTCATTGTCTTTGATGTCTTCGCCATGTATCATGTTGTAGCCACTGTTGCCCGTATCGATCTTGGCTTCATATTCAACTCCATCAATCTTAACTGTTTCGCGAACAGTGAGGTTGGAGAACAGTTTCCAATTGGATTTGTTGAGAATATATTCAACAAAATCTTCGACCAACTCTTTGCCCTCGACATTGTTCTTGCCCTTGCCGTCTTCGTAGTATCGGTAGTAGATATTACCACTGCCTGGGCTTGCATTCATTTCAATGATGTATGGCTTGCCATCATTGATTACATGATCAACCCCGACATAGTAGCACTTACTAACACGAGCGGCTTCCTCCACCAACTTGATTTCTTCATCAGAAAGTTGGAATGCACCACCCTTTGAACCTCGGGCAATGTTTGTACGGAAATCTTTAGGAGCCTTATCTCGCTTTGCACAGGCAAAAATCTTACCATTCAGGCAGATGCTGCGAACATCGTTCTTGAAATCAGGCAGGAATTCCTGCATAATGATTTCGGCATTGTATTTCCATAGAGTCTGTAGAACAGACTTCAGGCTTTCCATGCTTTCAATCTTGGACACGCCAATGCCTTCAGCCCCTGTAAGAGTCTTTACGATGACGGGGAACTTGCCACCAATTTCTTTAACGGCGGTTTCGATATTGCTTTCGTCTGCAACAAATGTTGTGCGTGGGTGTGGGAGATTGTGCTTCTTCAGAGCAATGGCAGTTTCTAGTTTGTTTGCACAGAGTTCCATTCCTCCACGCTCATTGATCATGAACACCCCATTGTTCTGCAAGATGGTCATGATAGCAACACCGATATCACTATTCATCACACCACCACGAACAACTGCTACTGTGTCGCTTGGGATAACAGTGATATCTTTACCTTCACCATCATAGTTCTTGATGGTGATTTTCTTCGAAACAACATTTGAAATTTCTACTTGTGCTTTAGAAGTCTTCACCGCATAGAATTCAATCTTGCGCTTCTTGCAGATTTCCTGCATCTTTTCGATTGTATCGGATAGATCTTTTTCCGAAGATGTTAGTGCAAGAATTGTTACCTTGTCATTTGGGTCTACAGCCTCTGAAATATATGACTCCCCAAGACTCAATCCCTTACGAACATCGCTGTACATCTTCTTCTTGATGGCATTGTCACTACCTGGAACGCCCGTGGCAAACTTTTTAAAGTCTCCATCGAAAGCAGCAGATCTCATCTTGGAAGCAGACATTCCCTCAACACCCTGAGAATCATCATCTCTTGCCTCACCTGCCTGAACTACTTCAAATTTTTCAAATGAATATACACGCTTCTTTGGATCGCGATCTGCAACCTTGCCCTTATACTTGGCAATGTTTTTAAAGTTTTCAACTTGGTCACTTCCCGCAACCATGATGATATTCTTATATCCCAATGAGCACACATGTAGAACGGCAGTATATGGATCCTTTGCCATTCCTACAGGAAAGTTGCCCTTGGGAAAAAACTTCTTGAGGTATGCAACCTTTTGCTTATGTGATAGCGGGTTCTTCTTTGAGTCTTGTGTTTCGGATGCAAATATGAAATGATCTGCATTGTGCTTTTGTGCCTCGGAAATGATCTTGTCCACCAAGACACCATGACCGATGGTTGGGGGATTCATCCTACCAAAAGCAATAACTGCTGTGTCTTTTTTTGCTTCGTCAATTCGATGTGAGAAACGCTCTATCACGAGTTTACCTTCCTGTTTTGTCTACTAAATCGTAGTCGATTTACCAACTTAGTGACTCTTCCCGAACGAGAAACCACAATGCCTTCAGGATCGGTTGGAGAAATCCCGTTGTCATCCACGAAGAAATGTCCAAAACTAGACAGCATATAGAACTTACCGAGCAAAATTTCTTTTGCTTTGGCGATAAGATTATGTAGTTCAAACATAGAATTGAACTGTGATTCGTATGCATCAACAAAGGCAAGCAACTTGTTCAGTATGTCTCTTTTGCCTTGTTTGCCCTTTTCCGTTTTCAGTTTCTCGATGTCCTTGTTCAACTTGGTTTCCAAATTTAACTTAAGACCACGGGCAGAAAATTGTGAAAGACCACCATTAATAGTGGCATTTACATATGGAAGGATGTATTCAGTCAACTGTGCATTGGAAAGAAGAACCTTCAGGAATGGCGATACAGTTTTCGATTTTGCTTCACACTCTTTGATCATGGTCATGAGTTTGCCATATTCATCAGGTTTGAGAAGTGCAGCCGTGATGTCATATATGTTGGGGTCAGTGAACCACACATTTGCACTCTTTTTCAGGGTACTTGCATCAAAGTTGAAGGAGACAGCAGACAATTCCTGCATTGTTTTTCCACTATAGACGGTATGAAAAGCAATTCCAAGTTTTGCTGAGGCAACCGATTTCCCAATAGCACTGTCCTTTTCAATCGCATACATGATTGTATTGGGAGCAAAGGTAATGTATTCTTTTCCATCAATCGTCTGTGATTTTTTGGAATCTGCCGTAAACATCAAGTCGCCCTGCAATACTCCCTTGATGCCAAGTCCTGGCAGATACTTTAAGCATTCGATCAATTTTGCGGCAAGATCGGAAATCGACACACCTTTCCGTATTTCTGCTTCGGTGTGATATGCAGAGACAGTTTTGCTAAATGCTCCCTTGGTAGCAACAAAAAACTTATTGTTTTCGGGATTAATCCCACAGACAATGGCAGGTTTTCCGTCCCATTTCGTGGAGAGTCCTAAAGAACTTGAGCCTGTTTTAAGGCTTTCTGTGATATCTTTGAGGAATGCAATAGCCAACTTTAAGCCCTTTTCGCCCTCAAGAAGCATCAGATCTTCTATATGATCTAGGTGCTTATTTCGAACTACTTCTTCGGAAAGAACTTTGTTTGCTTGTTTGAATGACAGCATATTTGCTCCGTGCGAAGTTATTTAGGCATATTTGTAATGGGCGGGATGGGAGTCGAACCCACATGAGCGCACTTATAAGGTGCGACCTTTTACCACTATCAGGCACCCGCCCGTGAATTAAGACCAATCGTCCATAGAGGGCTTCTTTCCCTTCTTATATCCATACCCCCCGCCACCCTTGTTTGGGGAGTCAAAGCCATTGTCTGTGTTCTCATCCTCTGCATCAGCAGAGTGATTTCCCTGAATCAACTGTTGCTGTGATTCATCAACATCAAACAACTTCATCTTCGAACGATCTATACCAATCACAAATTTACGATTGGCAGCAACATCATTGTAACGGTTCTTCAATTGCTTGACCATGACCTGACCGACTGCATCCAATTGCTCGGTTGCAATCAGGGCAAACATAAAGTCCGCAGTGGCAGGTAGTCCGAACGATTCTGAGGTATCGGTCAATTCGACATCCGTATTACCAAAGCCTGAGCGATTCGTCTGTGTGGCAGTAAAGATTGGTACCTTCATCTCAACCGCAAGACCGCGAAGTTCCTCTGCAATTGCCTTGATATAGGTATATGAATTGACATTTGCTCCTGGCTTAAATCGAGTCGAAGCACAGATATTGAGATAGTCAATGAAGATGATGTCGGGCTTGAAGTTCTTCTTCAGGCGCAGTTCATCAAGCAGATGCCGAAAATGGTTAGCATTTGCTGCCGCAGTTGGATATTCCTTGATTAGAAGTTTCCCTGTAATCCCCATGGTCACCTTCGAAAGACGCTTGGCATAGATATCGATGGGCAACTTCTTAAGTTCGTCCATTGAAATATCCATAAGATTGGCATCGATTCGCTCTGCGATTCTTTCCTCTGCCATCTCGCAGGTGATGTATAGGACATTCTTGCTCTGTGTTAGGCAGTTGGCAGCATGATGACACATGAACAGGCTCTTGCCGACTCCTGTGCCCGCGAGGATCACATTGAGAGTCTTGTCGGGAACACCTCCTGCGGTGATTCGATTAAAGAAGTCAAGATCGAAAGGAGTCTTCTGTTCCACTCGATGATAGAACTCATAACGCTGTTCGGCATCATCGATGAAATCGTGTCCGATATGTTCATCAAACGAAACGCTCAGTGCCGATGTTAGGATTTCGGGGATGGCATTCTTTGATCTTCCATTGGCTTTCTTCTCATCAAGAAGTTCAATAGACTCCATGAGTGCATTGTAGACTGCCTTGTCCTTACAGAACTTCTCCGTCTGATCGATGAGCCATGCTTCGTCAGGTTCATCGATAGTCTTTTCGAGAGAGTCTACGAGTTTAACACACTCGTCAAATTCTCCTTGTGATAGCCCATCCTGTTGATTCAGGATGATGTTCAGTGCTTCTCGGGTAGGGGCAATATTGTACTTGCCAATAAACTCAGAGACTGTCTTGAACAATCTCTTTTCACAGGTGTCATGAAAGTACTCTTCTCGCAGGAAGGGTTGCACTCTGCGGGTAAAATCTGTACGGTGCAACAGGCTTCGCAGGATAATGAGTTCGATTTTATCTGTCATAGGTTCTCATAGTATAGCACAAATGCCGAGGTTTTGCAAGATCTCATGTACGGGCACAATAAAAGAATTATTTGCTGTTTTTGTAGACAACCAATAGATCATCGTATCGATTCTTGATCTTGCGAAGATCAACTATCTCTGACGAGGGAATCAACTTATTCAGATATTGTGCTTCCAATTCTGTTTGAACATCTTCAATGACATACAAACCATCTGTGTTCAGAAAGTCTTTGAAAATCAAGAAACTTGATATCTGATGTGCAAAGTGATGAGATCCATCATCAATAATGATATCGTACTTTCCCGACAGATGATCAGTCACCTTTGGCAAGGTAGCATCTGATTGTAGTATTCGAATTTGGCTGTCAGTCGAAGCAGCCTGTTTAACTTTCACATGCAAGGTGCTCAGGTCGATGTCGATGCCCATAATCTCCGCATTTGGAAAATACTCTCGCCACATAAGAAGGGAGATACCACCCTGCACCCCAATTTCCAATAAACGAATAGGTTTATCTCTCAATGAAGAAAACAGGGACTCGTAGTAGTCTATGTACGAGTGAAGAGTTCCCTTGTCCGAGTTTTGAAGGTCGTGATGGTTTGGATGGCAAATACTTTGATAATAAAGAGTTCTATAGATTTGATCGAGTGTGCTTTGCATTTTTGTTCCTTGATTAATAGGTGTAGTGTCATTCATTTGTTATGGTCTTTCTGTAATTTTTGTTAATAGTCTGCGTCTGTTAACGATTTGCCTTGCATGTCTTTGACAGACAGCAAAGGATGAATGTTTTGAAGTTTCCAATCAATACCAATAGTTGGATCGTCCCATGCAATACAACGCTCAAATTGTGGTGCAAAGAAATTTGTGGTCTTGTATAGGAATTCTGCGGTTTCACTAAGAACTAAAAATCCATGTGCAAATCCTGGTGGAATCCACAGTTGCTTTTTATTCTGTGCGGAAAGTATTTCACCAACCCACTTGCCAAAAGTGGGAGATGACTTGCGGATATCCACCGCAACATCAAACACCTCTCCTTGCGACACACGCACTAACTTTCCTTGTGGTTGTTGCTCAGTTTGGTAGTGCAGACCGCGCAACACACCCTTAGTAGAGCGTGAGTGATTGTCTTGCACAAAGTCAGGTGCTGGTTGACCAAGTGCTTGCTCGAATACCCGCTCATTGAAACTTTCGTAGAAGAATCCCCGAGAATCTTCGAAGACCTTGGGCGTGAAGCAAATCACATCTGGAATTGTCAATTTTTGTACTTGCATTATATTAATTCCACCACTTGAATAGTCCTTTTGTTTGCTTTGCAGTCCACCCAAACTTATTAATCTTGTCTGTGCTGAGAGAATATCTAAGATCTTGTCCCCATCTGTTGTCAACGAACTGTATTCCTTCTTTCCCCTTTCCGAAAGATTCTAGCAGGTCAAGGGCAACTTCTAAATTGGTCATCTGGTTGTTTGCGCCAATGTTGAAGACATCGTTCTTTACCCCACCCTGAATGAGTGTGTAAATGGCAGAGACATTGTCCTTTACATAGATCCAATCTCGTACATAAGAGCCATCTCCATGAAGCGGAATCTTTTTATTCGTATGAATACATTCAAGACTCTTGGGTATTAGTTTTTCGGAATACTGTCTCTCTCCATAGTTATTTGAACTACGAGTGATTAAATAATCCATACTATATGTTCGATGATATCCTAAGACAAACATCTCAGCAGCAGCCTTTGATGCAGAGTAGGGATTGCTCGGAGTCAGTTTATCAGACTCTTTGAATGCACCTTCAGGTCGGTCTCCGTAAACCTCATCCGTACTAATCTGAACAAACAGCGGTCTCTCATGGCTTGGTTTGCCACGAAGAATTTCAAGTAGGTTGTGGACACCAATGACATTACTTTTCAGGAATGGTGTTGTGTCATTGATAGAGTTGTCTACATGAGTCTCAGCAGCAAAATTGATCAATACATCACAGGATGGGAGATGTGTGATATCGCAGATGTTTTCCGATACATGCTTGTAGTTTGGATTGTCATCAAATGGCAAAACTTCATTTGCACAATATGTCATACAGTCATAATCAATAACAGAGTCGCCATTCTCAAGTGCCAATTCAACGAAATGACTACCAATAAATCCTCTTCCACCTGTCACAATAAGTTTCATAATATACCTTTCAAAGGGAATTCAAAATACGATCAACTGCTTGCAGCGTATTTATGGATGGAGTATATCCATATGAAAGCAATTTGTCATTATTCAAACACACAGCAACATACTGCACTACCTTGTGGGAAGCAGGGGTTTCAACCGACAAAATTTCAGAAGTAGATCCCATCTTTTCTTTACTGTATCTGACAAGTTCCCCTATAGTTACAGGTTGTCTGTTGCTGATATTCACTATTGTATTTGTTGGTGAGTTGTTGATGCATAAGTGAATAGCCCTACAGGCATCATCCACATACATATAGTCTCTGATGTTTGATCCTTCATCATATAACTTAACAGGCTCATTCTTCTTGAGTAATCCCATCATGTGTTGGAGTGCGTTTTTCTTTGTAGATACGCCCTTATCGCCTTCTCCAATGATGTTTGTCATTCGAAGGATTCTATATTTGAGGTTATGTGTATCACAGTAACACATGAGCATTTGTTCTGCTGCTCGTTTGGTGATTGAATAGAATCCTCTTGGATCAGGATAATCAGATTCCTTGGTGTCCATTGTGGAGTTCATACCATACACAAACCAAGAACTGATAAAGTTGAAAACTCCATTGGGATTGTTTAATCGAAATGCTTCCAATACATCGATCAATTTGTTGAGGTTTGTGTCGATGTCTAGATGTGGCTTTTCAAAAATATAGTAGTTGTGTGCGGTGCTGATGAAGTACAAAACATCAGCACTCATGGGATTGTTCTGTTCCCGATCAATTGCAATTGATTCTGTTGGATACATATCCACAAATCTACTTCCGATAAACCCCGATGATCCATATACTGAAAACATGATTGCCTTTCCTCTTATAACTTATCGATGTTGTTTCTGAACCAAGTTTCGCCTGGATACATGTCGGGAGTATCCATTCCTTCTCTCATTTTTTGAGGAGAATTTCCATATACTCCGCATGCATTATTGGTTCCATTAGGATCAATATCCATCTTTTGACCAAATTGAAACTCTTTATTGTATGCACTATATTTGGTTCCACTATGAGTTCTTGTATTTTTTCCAGGTTGGCAATCGTTGTCGGTGTTGCTCAACAACTTTGGAGTACCAAAGTTTCTCATATGGCGATTGAATTTTCTCTGAAATCTCCACATCCAATCCCCATCCTCTTCCCCAAATCCAATAAGTCTCTCGTCAAAATATCCAACACGATTCTTGTCTGTTACATCCTTGCGATAGATACAGAAGTGACCCCAATGCGTATTGATTCGGAATGATTCATCTCCCAAATTATGATTGTGTTCTAATATCTTTTCAAAGTCATCAAAGAACCCATCCGTAAACAATATATCATCACTCAATACCAAGGTATAGTCATTACTTGTGTAGTTGATTGATGTGTTCCACATGAACGAACACCCACGCATGAAAGGGGACATCACCAAGAAAGTGTTGGGGAAGTTTGAGACATACTGTATCATTCCCTTTCGATAATTTTCATCAAATGGCTGATTGTGCTGCCCATTGACGAAGATAACCTTCTCAGCATTTGGTCTTTGGCGATGAACATTTGCAAGAAGAACCTTGAAATAAGAATCAAAACGATACTGATAAGTCTGAATTGCGATACTGTATGATGGAATGGTCATTGTTTATGCCTTAGCAGGGTGTTCAAATTTTTGTTTGACTGAGAATTTCAATAGCCTGATCAAACTTGATGTGTCGCTTGCCATGAAAGCCAAATACTTTTGTTAAGTCGTTCGGCCCGTCTTCAAGGAAAGTTTCGAGTGAAAATTGTTTTGCGAGATTATATGGCGCAAAGGTACATCCATGTTGCTTTAAAAAGTGGCGAATCTCATGACAAATATACCCATCTTCATGAAATGAGGCATTTTTTGAAATTCTATCACGAATTTTAGCAGGATGTTCAATTTTGTCCATGATAAATTGTGCCAATTTCATCAGTTTTGCAGATCTGATACAGAACCCACCATTCCCCCCCTCTATTTGATTGTTGTAGTATTGGTGTGGATATGTGTTTGTTTCTGTACCCCATGGTGCACCAATATAATCAAAATTTAGAAATTCTGGTTTCCAAAGATGCAAGTTGATAGGAAATCCATCGTCATGAATAATCATTGCAAAATCTGTAGTCACATGATTTGGCATAATATCAATTACAACTCCACTATATTCTGCCAAATTGAGAATTGGATCTGTATGGATGTAATCGGCAAACCCTTCACATTTAGGATCTATATGAGAAAAATACTTAATCCCTCCACCAAATTCAATTTTATCTTTGAAGGTTTCGAAAATTTTAATATGGTTATCTCTGCGATTACCCTCAAGAGTTCCATCAAAGCAGACAGCGGTTACGGTAGGTAGTTTAAGCATTATTGATACTCCAAAGTTGTATATGCAACATTCTGTTCTTCAGACAATTTATTTTTCCAAGCAGCAAGATCGTGTTTGGGTAGATGTGGATCATCAAATACTTTATATGGAACATCGGGATTCATGCATCGAATGACCGCAGAAACTCCACTCCTTCCAAGCACTTGACCATTGCACATTGAAAGGATATTCATTTCCCTAACAATATCATATAGAAGTTTTAATCCAATTGGAAGATTTCTATGATGATGTAAAGACAAATTGCTTTCACTTCTCTTAACATCCCGAAGGAAAACCAATTTATCTCCAAAAACTTGCATTGCTTTGGTTAAGTAACTCGATTCATCAGTCATTAGAAAAATTCGGTCATAATTTTTATCAATCATATAGGTTTTGATTTGTTCTATACGATCTTCCAGTGATACTGCTTTTCCATGATTCGTTGAATCTGTTCCTCTCAGATGCACGCCAAGAACATTTCCAACCATAACATATTCTTTATCCTTTTGTATTTGCTCTTTCATTTCAACAGACAAAGGCAAAAAGTCTTTGATAATTGGATTAAATTTTCTTGCCCATTTGTCTGAAATGAAGAGAGTCTTGTCATCACATATTTGCATATATGTAAAAAAAGGAAAAGAATTGGGCAAACTAACAAAAACTGAGTGCTTGCGAGAATGATTAAATTTAACATCCTTGAAGGAATCATCACCAAAAACTCTGTGCCATGGATCTTCAGATCCATCGAGATACAATGACAATATTCCACGCCGATCAAATTGAAAATCAATTTCATGTCGGACACAATACTCTACCAATCCAATAAGGTGGATTAATGTAGATCCAAAGCCAATTGGAGAGTTCTGAAAAACAATTGACTGTATTGAATGCGGGGTGATATAGGAAGTTTTAAAGGTAGAATTTGTCATGGTTTTGGGTTCTATGATGTCGGGCTGAGATTAAATCTTTATGGGGTTAAGTTTGTGATATAGGAAGTTTTAAAGGTAGAATTTGTCATGGTTTTGGGTTCTATGATGTCGGGCTGAGATTAAATCTTTATGGGGTTAAGTTTGTGATATGATATCATAGATGTGTCAATTCCCCTAAAGGAAAGTCAACAAGTTCAATACCTGACAATGCAATCCATGTGCCGTAGTATCGTTCCATGAGACCTCCTGCAAGACGATGCTTTCGTTCAGGATCAAATTGATCTAGGTTGTTTTTGTCAGCAGCCCATATTACAAATTCCATCATCTTCATGAAATTTACCGTACTGATAACAAAAGCCGAACATAGTGCAATGGATTTGTTCCTAGTGAAGTCTATGTATTTATGGTTTGTTCCATAGAACTTATTATAGTCTGCAATCATTGGGAAATAACAGAGGGGATCTCCTCGAAGTTTTTGTGGATTTGAAAAATCCATTGCAATGTGATTTGAATTAATTTCAGTAGCCAAATCAATTGGGGCAAAACATACAACCTTTTCGTCTCCTATTTGTTCTAGATTTTCTTGTAGATGTGCGAGAAGATCCTCTCCCTTTCTAGAAGTACAGGTGTGATCATACTGCAAGAATCCAAGCCAACGACTGCCGTTTAGATAGTTTGGATTTTTCTTAAGGGTATGGTATAGAGAGATCAGAAATTCAGACTCTGCCCAATGCTTCCCCTTATTCACAAACCCAGACATATTACAACACTCAATAACTCCTTCACGAATCTTTGGTGATGTTGTTTGTGTGGGCATATCGCCAACTTTGACAAAGGTATATGCTACCTCGTTCCCTAAATATTGCTCTTCGTGTAGGCGAGAATGAAATACGACAAAGAGGGAGCAGTTTGTATTGTTTTCAGAGTTCAATGTTTTTAATTCCTTTATTTCGTACTACAACAATTGCTTCAGCAGTATCAGTCATATCAGGCTTGCTATCATTTATCAGAATTCTTTTTCCTCTTGGAAGACCCATAATTAATTGGTCATAAAATAGTCCCGATTTAAAAAGTTGATCCTTGGTAAGTTGGCGCATACATTCTTTTCTTCCTGTTGTCATGATGATGTGATATCCTTTGCGATTCCAATCATTGATTTTTTCAACAGCACCAGGAAGAACAGAGCAATCCGAAAGAATTTGACAAGATAAATCTCCGTTATGTGTGAGCAGAGTTCCATCAATATCGATGAAGATGGTCTTCATAAGAGTTCAGTAATCCTTTCTTTGATCTTGTTCTTTGCTGCCTCAGTGACTCGATCATAATTCAAATGTTTTGTCATATCTTTAAACTGTGAGGTAGAGAAGCAGTAGTGTCCACATGCGCGTAGGACATCCAATTTGTTTTCGTTGGGATTAAAGTTGATGGGAAACCACTTCTGCCATCGATTGTAGCAATACAGCAATCAAAAAATGTATTGATTAGTTCTTGATTACCCTGCATCTCATCAATTATGCACTCTGTTTCAATACCACCCATTTCTGGAGCGATGTTTAGTGCATCTAATCCCAATGCCCTGCGTGTCTTGACACCTTCGGCTGTGAGGTAGTCGCCGTTATGTTCCTTCGACAACTTGTCAAACGAACGACAGACTTGAATCATTTTATTGGCTCGGTCTCGGTCGAATTGTCCTGTATTGTGTGTGCCAATGATCTTTGTCCCGAACTGTACAACAAGATACTTGACCCTGTTGAAATTATCAGCGGTTCCTCTTTTGACGGCAGCAAAAAACGCTTCTGCATCGCTTGGGGTCATCGGAAAGATCGCTTCCTCTGTGCCAATTTCATATTCACATTCAGAAAACTTTGAGATGCTGTTGATTGCATTCGTAGTATAGGCGGCGGCAGCATCAATAGTCTTATGCTTTTTGAATGGGTCAATGTGGAGTAACTGAAAGTGCGTTGCGTCACATTCAAGAGACTTTACACCATCATCTTCTATGTCTCCCTGTAGAGGCCCACCATGGTCACGCTGTAGGACAATCAAATTACTTTGCTTTTGTACATACGAAGCGAGTGTGTTTGTCCTCCACCCATTCACATATCCCGCAAACATATCTACCTGTCGGCGCGAGGGGATGATTCCTAGTGGGGCGGCATTTTCGTTTGCGTATTCAATGCAAGCATCGACCACGGTTTTGCTCATGGTTCCGATGAATAACTTTGGGGACATTGTATTTGTCATGACAGTATCCGTAGTGTCCTTTGCTCTATTTCTAGGGTGTTACAGGCTTCAAGAAACTCAAACTTTCGACCCTTCGATTCGACCCATTCATAGAACGCTTTCTGTTCGTGGTCGTTGTATTTGGGGTCGAAGTTGTAGATCCACTCATCGAATACAATCACGGTGTTCTTGACTATGAGGTGATTCAAACTGTGGAGAACATCCACCGTGGATGAATAAAGATCACAATCGATGTGCAAAAGACCTAGTGGCTCATTGTGTCCTGCTTCGCTGAGGTATGTTGGAATCGTATCTGAGAACAGACCCTTGTAAAACTTGACACCTCCGATTTGCGGAATCTCTC